CGCTGTGCTTCCTGATACCACCGCCGGGCGTGACGCTCGAGAACTGATTAGCAAAGGGATTGTTGACGCGATGTCGTTCGGGTTCTCAGTCCCGTCTGGCGGTGATTCTTGGTCGAGTGACGGGAACACTCGCACACTAAAGTCTGTGCGTCTGCACGAAGTCTCTGTTGTCGCGTGGCCCGCGTATTCCGCTACTGGTGGCACTGTGAGCGTTCGAGCACTTGACAAGCTGGCGCAGCGCGCAGAGGTTGATGCTGACGCGCTACAAGATGTGTTGACGCGCATCGAGGCTGGTGCTGAGTCGTTGACGGCGGCGGATCGCGCACTGGTTGAGAAGGTTCTTGACCGTCTTGCGCCCGAGGTTGAGGCTGACGAGGTTGTGGGTGACTTGGATTTGTTGGCGTTGAAGAAGAAGAAGCTTGACCTGCTCGAGCGTTTTTAGTTAGCCTTGACCAGATAGCTAAAGAAAGCTGGCTATTGGCATGAGTGGTCAAAAGCACTCGAACAGCGCAAGGCTCTTGTTCGTAATGGAATGGCATCCTTGTTCTAGGCAAGACGCTCGGGGTGCGTGATTCCGGGCGTTTTGCTTTTTTGCGCGTGTTTAGTTATCCGCTAAACGCTTACCGCGTATCCTTTTAGTGATTCAGCGTTAGCGCGGTCACGGTTCAGAGTTAGCTCGGCCACTTCCCTATAACCTTTTTGATTGGAGTTATGATGAGTGAGTTCATCAAGTCACAGTCAGAGGTCAAGGCAAACCTCGTTCACCAGATCCGTTCCATCATTGATGGTGCTGAGGCTGAGAAGCGTGGCCTGACCGCTGAAGAAAACCAAACCATTGACCGCATTGAGTCGGCTATTGACGATGCACAGCGTTCGATTGCTGTTGCTGAGCGCACTGAGGTTCGCCGCGCTGAGGCTGAGCAGGCTGCCGGGGCTTTTGTTCCCGCAACTGTTGAGGCTCGTTCTGAGGCTGACATTTTCCGCGCTATGGCTTCGGGCGAAATCCGCTCGCACCTGTTCGAGAAGCGTGCCACGCTTGTCAACTCGGCTGACACGGTGCCGGTTGATTTCTACAACCGTCTTTGGATGATTGCTCGCAAGGTTGGGCCGTTCCTCGATGTTGCTGATGTGATTGTTCGCAACTCTGGCAACGACCTGCGCCTGCCTGTGATGACCGCGTACAGCACCGCAACGGCTACCACCGCCGGTTCTGCAATCGCACAGTCTGAGCCAACCTTCTCATCCATCCTGTTGTCGCCTGTCAAGGGTGCGTTCCTTTCGCTCATCACGAACGAACTGATCGCTGACGCTGGCTTCGACATTGTTTCGGCTATCGCTGAGCAGGCTGGTAACGCAATCGGTACTTGGGCAAACGGTTCGGCAACGACTGCAGTTGTTGGCGCGGCTGGTTCGGGTGTTGCACTTGGAACTTCGGTTCTCACGGGTGATGGACTTATCGACCTTGCATACAGCATTGACGGCGGTTACCGCCCGAACGCTGGCTACATGGCGGCAGGCTCAACGCTTGGCGCGATCCGCAAGCTAAAGGACTCAGCCGGAAACTACCTTTACACGGTGGGTCAGGGTGTTCCTGACACCTTCGCTGGTTTCCCGGTTTACGAGAACCCATCGATGTCGGCTGTTGGTTCGGGTGTCAAGTCGGTTCTGTTCGGTGACTTCAAGGCTGTTGCTATCACGCACACGCCTGTTGATGTTGCTACTTCGACTGACGCTTATTTTGACCAGGATGTTACGGCTTACCGCACGAGCTTGCGTTTCGCCGCTTCTCTCAAGTCGGCTGGCGCGGTCAAATACTTGACTACTTCTTAGAAGTCAAACGCAATAAAGTTTCTCCCCCGGCTTACCGGGGGAGATTCTTTTTGCGCCATTCCATAATGTAAGAATGTTGTTTTCTGGAGTTACAACTTTTGCAACATGGCACAAGATTCCCAATCGAATGTCTGCCTCCTCGCGCGATAGGCACAACATGATCCGCAGTAATGTTTTCTTTCGCACCGCAGTAATTACATGGCGAACTATAAAGCCGCTTCAACTCTTTGTGCAAAATAATAAAGACACCATTTTGTTTTTGCATTGCGCGCCTGCGATGATAAGCCTGACGATGAACTTCTGGATTTGCCTTGCGCCAGTTGGCACCTTGTTCAAGTAAGCGTTGTTTATTGGCACTTCGCCAGTCCCTAGATTTTTGCCTGTATGTTTCTAGGTTTTTTGAACGGTATTCTTTTTGTTGTTTTAACCGTTGTTCACGATTCGCTTGATAGTTAGCGCGAGATTCAGCATTGCGTTGCGCTTTGTGGTTGTGGTGTGACGCGCGCTGGCGTTCCCTAGACAGGTTGACATCAGCGTGATATCTGGCGCGATTATTTGCAACGATGCGCTCTTTATTTAGTTGCCGGTAGACGCGATTGCAACTTTTGCATTGTGACTGCAAACCATCGCGCGTATTTGTATTTTTGCAAAACGCATCAAGCAACTTAAGTTGACCGCATTTATGGCAAGTCTTAGACTCATTCATGTTGAACTCCTAACCAGTTTGACCACGCCCCTGACCGTTGACGCGGTGCAGGGGTTTCTTATAGTTTAGCGCATTTGTGTAGGCTTGAGTCATGGGCAAGGAATACGAAAAAGTAAACGGCGCAATCGCGCTGGCATCGAACACACCGGGACTGCCGACGGGCTACGGCACACAAGGCGCACAGTTTCTTGAACGCTGTTTGCGCCACGGCATGAAAGTTGCCAGCCTGTCAAACTATGGGCTTGAGGGCAACATTGAAACGGTCAAAGTTGGCAAACACCAGATTCCGCACTACCCCAAAGGCTTCCACCCATACTCGGCGGATGTAATCCCACAATGGTTCTCACACTTCGACAAAAGCACCAGCACCAAAACGGCGTTGATGACTTTGTATGATGTGTGGGTTTATGAGCAGTTGGCCGACTCGTTCAAGGTTGATGGGCAACCCATCCCAATCATCAGTTGGGTTCCGCTCGATCATGTTTCGTTGCCACCAGCGGTTGCACAGTTTTTGCGCCGCGACAATGTGACCGCCGTGACGATGGCCCCACATGGGCAACGCCAGCTCGAGCAGGCAGGCATCGACTCGGTTTATATTCCGCACGCCATTGACTTGCACACTTACAAACCAACTGAGCGCATGCACCTTGTTGACATGACGGGGCGCGAATACATTTTAGGCAACCGGCAAGATGTGTTCCTGGTCGGCATGGTCAGCGCAAACAAAGCGAACGGCATGGTGCATCGTAAGAGTTTCAGTGAATCGTTTGCAGCGTTTTCTTTGTTCAGCAAAATCCATGATGACGCGGTTTTGTATGTTCATGCTGAGCCGGGCGCAATCATGGGCGGTTTCACTTTGCCTATGCTGGCGAAGGCGTACAACATTGAGCCGGGCAAAATTATCTTTCCCGATCCGGTGCAACACCGTCTTGGGTACGATGACCGCGACATGGCGGCACTCTATTCGTCGTTTGATGTTTTGTTGCACCCGAGCATGGGTGAGGGTTTCGGTTTGACCGCGCTTGAGGCGCAAGCCTGTGGAACAAGGGTCATCACCTCATCTTGGGCGGCATCACCAGATTTGGCTAGTGAAGATTCGTGGCTGGTTGAGGGTCAACCGTGGTGGAATGAGCAGATGAAAGCGGTTTCACAAGTGCCGTTGATCCAATCCGTTTTCACGGCGTTACAAATGGCGTATGAGCAGGGTCGCGGTCATTCGGTTGCGTCGGTTGAGTTCGCGCAACAGTTTGATGCAGACAAGGTGTTTGCTGAGAAGTGGCTACCGTTTCTGAAAGGGTATTTTGCATGATTCCGTTGATTGGTGTGCCGACTCTTACACGGCATGATTTGTGTGACCGAATGTTGGCGAGCATTGATTACCCGGTGCAAGATTTGATTGTGGTGGACAATAAGCCTGATGGGTGGGAACCGACTAAGCCCGCGTTGGTGGAACGGTTGCACCATATTCGGTTGCCTCAGAATCTTGGGGTGGCTGGTTCGTGGAATTTGATTGTGAAGTGTTCGCCGTTTGCGCCGTCATGGGTGATTGTGAATGACGATGTGGTTTTTCAGCAGGGCGCACTGGAGACGATGGCTGACAGCCTCAGAAGTGATGCGTTGCAGTTTTTTGCGGTGTCACCTAAGTGGGCGGCGTTTGCGATTGGTGAGGATGTTGTCAAAAAGGTTGGGCTGTTTTCTGAGCTGTTTCATCCAGCGTATTTTGAAGATAACGACATGGAACGGCGCGTAATGGCTGAGGGCTTTGACATTGAGATGGTGAACGCGCTTGTGGATCACGACAACTCATCAACGCTGAAGTCTGGTTTTGACATTCAGAATCACAAAAGCTTCAAAGTCAACAGTGAGACGCATCGGGCGCGTGAGGCCAATCAGGTTATGACTGGTGGCGAGTGGGATTTGATTTTGCGCCGTGAGCTGTCATGGGATTGACAACTGTTATTGCAACCGCGCCGGGGCGTGAGCATTGGGTTGCACAGTGTTTGGCAAGTCTTGACGGTGCTGACGCTTTGGTTGTTTCCCTTGAGGGCGGTTTTGAGTTGGGCAAACTTCAATGGGTTTATGAAAACACCACACTTGACCGTTGGCTTTTTTTGCAAGACTCGGCTGAGGTGTTGTCTAAGGGCTTTTGGGGCAGACTGGCAGAGTTTCCCGGCTCGGTTGCCCTGCTAGGTGACCCAAGCGTTTACGGTTCTTATATGGGCGTGTATGAGCGCAAGACGCTGGACAAGATGATTGGTTGGCCTGTTGTTGCCGACAAGATGAGTTCGATTGCCAACGAGATTATGTGGACTCGTGACTATTCTGACCGGGCTAGTGGCGTGCCAGTGTTGTTCCCTGAATTGCGTGATGCTGATGGTGTGCAGCGGGAAAGGTTTGGGCGCGAAAACCTAGTTTTAGAAAATGATTACTTTAGGAAATGGAAAGGCACCTGGCGATGAGGGTTTTGACGATTGGCACTTTTGATTTGTTGCATCCCGGTCATGTTGCACTTCTTGAACGCTGTGTGGAGTTGGGTGGTGAGCGCGCTCATGTTTCGGTTGGTGTGAACACTGACGATTTCATAAAACGCTATAAGGGCAGTTACCCGGTGATGTCGCTGGTGGAACGGTTGGAGATGTTGCGGGCTATCCGGTGGGTTGATGATGTGCTGATTAATAAGGGCAATGAGGATTGCAAAGTGTTGATTGACGAGGTGAAGCCTGACTTGCTGGTGGTTGGTTCTGACTGGTTGGGCAAAGACTATTTGAAGCAGACGGGGTTGACGCGCGAGTATTTGGAACGGCGCAACATTGCTTTAGTCTTTTTGCCGTATACGGTGGGGATTAGCACCACAC